TAGAGGCAGTCCAATTTATTAACTGTGCAGTAGCACCTTTAACTTCGATTCTTACTCCAAAAGCCCTAGTCTCAACTAATGCGGCCAGTACGGAATCAATCAATAGCTGGCTACTATTGCCATTTTCGTCAGAAATGTAGATGACAGGATATGGTATTCTAAAAAAGTTCGCTCCAGGAAGAATTTGATCGTTTGGTATGTCATAATCAATAACAACTCTTTCATCTGTAGTTAATGCCACATTAGCAACACCAGGAACAGATAAAGCAGCACCCCTTACGGCCGCTTCTGTTGCTCCAGCTAATGCTTGAATTAAATCCCTGATTCTTTCCCGATATTCAGCATCGTCTAATTGATCTTCACCCCCAGCCATTGCCGACGCATTGCTGGATCCTATGCTAGGGTCCGATAAAGTAGATTCAATAACTGTAATCGTTCCAGAACCAACATTTCCATTTGAGCCGCCATCTACCGCTTCTGTTGCTGCGTCTATAGTAAGCCCAGTTAAAATAACTTCTTCTGTTGTTTGAAACCTTATTTCTTGCCCGTTATCGTCTTTTTCCGTCTTAACAATAGTTCCTGTGGCTATTGTTACGTTTCCTGCGCTTGTGTTTGCCCTGGAAAAAGTAATTATTCCAGTAGATTTTACTGCTTCTGGTCTGACAAAATTCTCTCCGTAATGGTCCGTAGCTAAAAGCTCTAGGTCATCTCCAGAAGCTAGATCAAAAAATGTTTTAGAAAATTCAGATATTACTAATTCGCCAATTTCATTTAGGGCTGTTGAAAATGCTCCTGCAATAATATCGTGCATTGAGCCATCAGAAAAGTCGGTAAGCTCACTCGATAGAGCTTGTACTTCACCCTTATAAATTTCATATAATTCTTGCTGTGTTTTTACTTCTGTTGCCATTCAGTCCCCTAAAATGGATTTACTTGCTGTTGCACCAGTTCTTCGCCGCTTGCTTCAGCTATATATTTTACTTCAAAAGTTCCATTTTCTTTTATATTTAAAACTTGAACAGACTTAACTTGTACGACTCTTTCATCAAGTTCAAACTGTTCTTTAATCCTCTTAGCAAGCTCACGCTGTCTTTCTATTGAGGCAATATCATTTTGCCAGTTTTGAATACCTACGCCATATTCAGGTCTGTGAACTAATGCGCCTGGAACAGTAACAAGCCTATGATACAACGCTTGTTTTAAATTATCTAAGCCAGAAATTAGTCTTATATCACCGTTCTTTTTTGCGCTAAAATCGCCATCATGCTTTAAATCTTCAAGATAAGAATTTGCAATTTCAGCCATTTATTTTTCCGTATATGAAAGATCAGACAATATAAATTCATTATCTATTTTACCTGATTTTATTGCATCTATGTCATTTTTTAAAGAAGTAACCGTAGACTTTAAAGCCGATACGTTTCCAGCATTGTCTGGAACAGGAACAGTAGCCCCAGCATGGGTGTGGGATATAAATTCGTCCATATAAGACAGCATTTCATCAATAACGCCCACTATTGCTGTCAAATGGTCAGCATAAGCCGCTTTAAATCTTTGCCCTAAAACCAAGTTTTCTGTTGGGTCGCTGTCGCTACGGGATAATAATATGCTTGTATCTGAAATATTGTAGTATTTCTTGCCAATTTTAGCTTTATGAACTTTATCGCCATTGACTGCGCTAGTAGGTATTGTATCGACTCGGCTAGTCAGCCTTCTGATTACATAGGCTTGGTCATCATCCCCTTCAGCATTTACAAATAGAACCAAGTCATCAACGCTGGGAAACTCAAAATCACCACTATCTGTGCCTGTATTATCCCAGGTCATCGTTGCAATAATGTTTCGTTGCTCTGGTATCACTTGGAGAGTAACCTTCAAATAAGAGCGATCAGAAGCCAAATGAAGGCTTTTAATAAGTCCCATCCCAACATGAAGCGAATCATCTTGGAGAATAGCTTTTAAATCTTCAAATCCCTTCATTATGCCCTGCCCAATAAACTAGCATCTAAATCAATAAAGTTGATAAAATCAATGTCCATCTGAAAGCCATCTTCTTGATCAAGGCTAAACTTTACAGATTTTAAGTAAAATACCGTATTAATTCTATTTAATGATTCTGCAAATGCTCTGGCCAATTCGTTAGGGTATCCCCTTTTTCGTAGAAAATTTACTTTTTCTTCAAAATTAGAATTAGAATTTATCTCCCCCATTTCGTCTTGGGAAATATAAATTTTTAATCCTGACCCATTTTTTAAACTAGAAAATAAAACCACCTGAGAATCGTCTAGCCCTACTTCTTCTGGTATTTCCATTTCATAAGTAGTAAAGCTGCCCTCTATTTGCTGCCTAGATATTTCTTCATATATGGATTCTCCAATTTTTATTAGCTGCTCTTTGCTATTTATGTCTTTCGCCAAAAATGATAGAAATTCTGCGTCCTGTGGTGGCTCTATCTTCTTTCCATCTTTATCAAGCTGAGGAATAGTTATCCTTGTGTTTCCAAAATTTAATATAAATTGTTCATTGGTGGCTTCTTCTGGAATTAATGCTTCTTCTACTCTTTTTTCTAATGGATTAAATGAAGTAACTTTAACATTATAGTTTTTTGCCCTTCCCAGTTTTCTTGTAAATTTTAAGTCTTTTATATTTCCACCATAAATAAACTGCTTAATTCTTCCCTTGTCATAAATATTTTGCGGCTTAGAGATAACAAACTTATCAATTTCAATAAATCCAACAAGTCCAACCCTTCGCAAAATATCCTGCATAATATCCCAGTATGTTTCCTTGCGTTTTTGGTTTTTTACGGCCGTAACAGGGTTAAAATCTGGAGCCAATTCTGCTAGTGTTGGCAAAGGTGATTCTCCCGTTCTGTTATCTACCGTTATCTGCCTGGTTGCCTCTTGCTCGTTAATTAAATCTTGAATAATTTGATCTATGGGCTTAGAAAGAACAACTGGGTCAGTATTAACCCTTCTAAGATCAATAAATAAAGAAGTTAAATCCCTCCCTTCTAGTGTAACAGTCCTAGATTCATCATCAAATTGAATTGAGCTTTCATCTGCAAACCCTTGAAAGACAATGTTATCTGAGCTTGGCTCTATAAGGTCTAGGGAATTTGTTTGTCTAAATACTTTTTTTCTGTCTTGCATAAAAATAGATACGCCACACGATCTTATACATCTTGGGTCAAATGGGAAGGCTTTGTAGTCAATAGTGGCGGAAAAAGTATCCGCTTCAGTGTAATCGTTTCTCTCAACGGTTAATCTACGACAAGAAACTGGAATTACTTGAACTGCTTGTAGAACCTGTGAGCCTGTGCCAAAGTCTTCCCATCTAACACGTAAAAGAATTGCCCCCTGGGGATAGTATAATGCCATGCTATAACCTTGGAATTTCTAATACTGTGCCGTTTACCAAGTCTGTACTGGTTAAATTGTTATAGTCATAAATGCGCTTCCAATTTGAAGCGTTTCCATAAAACTTAATAGCAATTTTTTGAAGTGTATCGCCACTTTTAACCAGGTGCCTACCCAATGGCGTACTTGCAACAATGTCATTGAATTGATTTCTTAATCTTTGAAGCAATGCCGTAATCCCTGTTGCTCCAGCAATAGAGCTTGCATAAAAATTTGCTTGTTGGTATCTATCAACCAATAAAGTATCTGTGCTAAATGGATTAAATGAACCAATAGTGTCTTTGTAATCTCTTAATTTTCTTTGTGTGTGCCTTACAAGCCCTTTGATTCTATTGATTGAATTTCTAATATCATCGACTTGTTGAAAAACAGTATCAACAAAGCCAGTAACAGTCGCTATTGCTGTTGCTACGTCATTTGTAATATCTGTTATTTGATCGGCAATACTTCTGGGAACGCTAGTAGGTATATTGTTTAAATTGTTTTGAAAAGCTCTTGCCTGAGTTAATTCCTTATTAATTTCAAAAGGAACCTCTTTCCTACGCTGTAAAAATCTGGCATTTTTTGGAGCATTAAAGCCAACAATGGAAAATGTAATTGCATAGGTAATATCGTTTAATTCTTTAAGCTCAAAATTTGTGGTTGATATAATCCCGTATCTTTCCCACTCTCCAAGCCTTAAGCGAACAACAGAGCCTCTTATGCGAATAGCGTCAATTTGTTGCTGTATTTCTGTTGAAACGTCTTTTAATGCAGCATCTTTGAACTTTTTTTCATAAAAACGCCCGTTAATAGTAACATCGGATTCTTCTGGTCCAAATATTTGCATGGTAGGCTCTGAATATCCAGAGTAATAATTTTTAGCAAAACGCTGGGATCCGCCAAAAGTAAATGGAACATGAGGCATCCAGGAGCCTATTAATTGAACTATGTCACCCGTTCGCCCTGTTTCTAGGATTTCTTCAATAATAAACCCTTCGTCAAAATCTTGAACTTTAAAAGGAATATTTAGCTGTCTTTCAAAAGGATTTTTAATTGTGTTCTGAAGGTCTTTAATTTTTCCAGATAAACCATC